GGTAGCAGTTGTAAGCTGCATTTCGTGAGAACCCTTTTGGAGGACATCTCGCTAAATCGCGAGGAAACCAACCAAGGACTTGAGGATGCCGCCGAGCGCGCCGCCCAACAGTCCTCCACCTTTGCGTCCCCCGCCGACGAGGTCTTCGATCGTGCGGGCGACAGAGTCAGAGTGCGCCACAGCCTCGACCAACCCATAGGCCATCTGCTGCTGCCATTCAGCGGGAGTCGGCGCGCGCGGAATGCGTTGAGCCGCATCTAGCACGCGATCGAAGCCCACCTGGTCAGCATCGGAAAGGACGAGATTGGGTGGATTGACGGACGTGGTTTGACCCTGGTACTCCCAGAACTCGACGATTTCGTACTCGATTGTCTGCTGTTGCGTCAATGAAGGCGCGTAGCAGTGTATCGACATCGTGGGGTTGGCATTACTGCCTACCCCATCGTCGGGCTGCCAGTCCAGAGATGACAAGGCGAAAGGGCGCCAAGCCAACATGGACCACTCATTCTGGTCGGCTAGTGCTTGCGGCACCAGCACGGCATCAGGCAGAGCTTGCAACTGGTCAAAGGTGAAGTTTCCGACGTTCTGCTGGTCGTCCACTTGAACAGCGACGACCACGCCCCCTACCTGCAACCCCGGCGAGATGTTCCGAACCCGGACGCCGAGCGCAACTAAGCGCCCAACGATTCCGCTCCCTAACGCTGTCGCGTTGTACGGCAACTGCGTATTGGGGAGGGCGACAACTCCTGTGCCGGACGTGGCTGGGCCAGTACCGACAAAGAGATTCCCGGAGTAGAAATACTTGCTGGTGTTGTTGGCGGCGACAAAGGGGGCAATGGCAATGAAGCCGTACCCGCCTCCACCGCTACCAGTGATGAAGGAGCCGCGCACCGTGGTCTGCCATCGCTGGGTAGGCGTAGGCGGACTCATCGGCACGCATGGCAGAGAGTCGAAAGAACCGAAGGGATTGGAGAGCGCTTTGGCGTACATCGCAGCGCAATCACTCAGTCCAGTTCCCGCAGGGCCTGGGAGCGCCATCGTCTTCGAAAGCACTGACGCCTTTTGGGGCGGCATCGTCGGAAACATGGCCTTTGGAGCCAGCTTCTTCGGAGGCTTGCGAAGCAGTGCCGCCACCTGTGCTGCAGGCGAGCGGTCAATGACGCGCAGTCGATGCGGGACCACCAGAAAACCGTCGGAACGGACGTGGCTGCCTGGAGGTAGGAGCCGCATAATCTGGCTGAGGAGCAATTTATTCTTGGGCGCCGCTCCCTTAGGGGCCCCGGGGTTCCGCTTAGGCATTCCCGCCACCGGAGCCTGGCTCAACAGTGGCGGTGGACGCTTTCGCTTCACCTGCTTGGCGGCGGCTTTCGCCGCCGCCTTCGTGCGACGGGACATGGCGGCCCTCCTCCGCCATAATTGCGGCTCGCTCATTTGCCATCGCAAACTCTAGGCACTGCGCAAGCGCTGTGCTTCGAGCGGGCTCAGGGTAGTGACGAATCGCATCCTCAAGTTGCATGTAGTCCACCATCCGCGACTTCCTCGAAAAGAATCGGAACAGCGTCCTCCCTGCCGTGCTCAGAAAAGCAACCTTATCCTCAGTGTATTGATGCGAGCAGAAAGTGATTCCAGCGGGGTCTGAGTGCAGCGTTTCTTCCACAGTAAAGCCTAAGCTTTCGTAGAAGGGAGCCGCTGCCTCGCCCAGGGAGGATTCAACACAATCGTCACCCATTGCCATACAAGGAGCATAGCGTAGGGAAGCAAGCACAACACGCATACGGGAGTTGCCGTTAGAGGTGATTAGCCGGCCTGAGATCTGGTTTCCTGGTAGCAGCTTAACGAAAAGCTTGCCATTGGACAGAGAAATCACGGGCTGGCACCTCAACTCCATCACATTGTATGAAACGCGAGCGAGATCGCTCTCGAGATCAACGTTCCAATGCAACATGCGAGTGGCAAAGTCAGCAACCTGCATCCACCTCTTCACGGTCAAATCCCACCCCTTCACATCAGTGTTGCTCAGGCCCGGAGGCGCGTGAGCGGGCGCGTTCAGCTGAAGCATATAGTCGTACAGAGACGAAAAGTCTTCATCAGTTGCACCCATACCTGGTTTGGTTGGGGAGGTCTTCCAGTTCGAAATCTCACACTTGGTCTGGTCCGCATATAGAACGCGTTCCACCAATTGATCGATCACAGACAGAACCCAGATGAGGCGGAGCCTTCGCGTGCGAATCTTCTCGAGCTTGTGAGGCTCGTTCTTGATAAAGACGCGCACGGGGTCGCACAAATCGGACTCAACGGCCTCTATGGACGTAGTTTGTGGGCTACTGGACCGGAGTCTGGACAATCGCCTTATGGTCAGCTCGATGAGTAACGCCCGGTGCGTGTCAACGAGCCTTCCGTTGTCGCCTCCCAAGAGAGAATAAGGCGTGCCTGGAGTGGCATCTCTCTTGAGGTCCTCGATGTGGCGACTCACGACGACGCGGAGGGCGTCGGCGCTTTCGAGCTCTCCTCGGGCTGTGAAGCCTTCGGGGACTCCTGCGGAGGGGATTCGACCTGCGGTGCAGCGGACGGCTTCGGCAAGTCGGGCTGCGGCTTCGGCAGTGGTGCAGGCGGGTTTACAGCCGTAGAATCCTTGGAAGAATTCTCTGGCAAAGCGCGCACTAGGGCCAAGGCAGCGTCCAACATAGCCTGGCGTTGATCGGCAGGCGCAGAAAGCAGCTTGATCCTTTCCTTCGCCCGACTGACCGCTGCCTTGCTGGGCGCGGGGCCATTTGACCTTATCCCATTCGGTTTCCCGGAAGATGGAGACTTGGTATCTGAGGCTGGCACTTTCGCTGGCGGGGTCTCGGGGCGGCCAGTTCCAGTAGACTTCACCTCGCTCGTTTGGACTGAGCTCGGGGAAGGCGGCTTGGACTGCCTTGGGGATCTCGGGGGGCTCCTTGGGGCGGCCACCGGCTTTTCGAACGATGGTGGTGCCGACTTGTTTAAGGCCGGCTCCTTCTTCAGAGACAAGCTGGGGCTCGTGCCACTGGTACTCACCGAGTTCACACGAGAAGGGACGAGTTTGTTCTTGGCTACTCGGGGAGCCGGCAAGACTTTTAAATCGCCTGGCGAATCCGGGTCTCCATGAACGTCATCATAGAACGGTGCTGCTGGGTAATCACCCTCGTCATCGTCGTCGAAGTTGAAATCAAGCTTGCGCTCGACATATCGCCGATGGTAGACAAAGTTGTGCTCACCCTCGAATTGCCCCTCCACACGCTCCACGCGTTCACGAGGTTGGTCGTACACCTCTTGTTCAAACTCCTCATAAGGGTAGGCGCCGTCATATTCGTTGTCGTATCGCTCCTTTTCACGGTGATAGTCTTCGTCATTAAGCTCTCTCTGGTTCCACTTAGCCGCTTTATCCTCAGGAGAATGGGCTCCGGCTTCTGGTTGTACACCTGAGGCCAAGAACAAGCCATCCAAGGAGGAGGCGAAATTGTGGGGCGCAAAGCCTCGAGAGTCTTTCGGGCCACTGGCAACATGGACTGCCACGACCGCGCGGGATGCTTGGTCGAAGATCGGCGTTCCAGAGTCGCCTGGGTGAGTAGACATTCGATGGCTGAGAGCTAGGGGAAGTCCAGCAACGGGCCGCATCATGGACCACGCGAGGGTGTGCGAGGGCTGGCCGCGCTCCGCGAATCTGTTGAGCACGACCATGGATCCTCGACCAACACGTCGGGACGGTTTAATGATAGCAGCACGAATTCCGGTTCTGGACCACAAGGGCGATGGGACCTCGACAATGATCAGGTCGAGCCGCGAGCAGCGATAAAGCAGCCGCAGATCAGCCTTAGCCAAGGTTGTTGCGCCCTGGGGCCCGAAAATTCCGAAATTCTGGGGGAGGACACGATATACGTGGTATGCCGTTAGTAGTCCCTCGTAGCGAACGCCCGCACGTACATATTGCACGTGGGTGCAGACGCCCGCTCGGATGGACACACCGTGGTCTTGCATTGTGAGCACGCCCTGGTAATCTGGGGCGGCTTCTATGCCGACGGCGATTGAACCCTCAATCAAGGCTTCCGCCTGAGGTGAGGGGTTTGCCCCGCTTGTCGTTTGGTGCGACATGGTTTCGCGCAAGGCAGGGGGGGGGACCATCGCAGCTTCGGGTGGATAAAAGCGTTCATGCCAACGCGGCCGAATAAAATCAGCCAGTCGTGCACTACGCTCGACAACACCGTCAATTTTGACAGCCGCCCTCTCACGCCAAGCACGCCGCCATTGAATGGCGAGGTAAACAAGAGGTAAGAACACGTAGATCATGGTGAGTGTGAACGCACATAGAAGGGTGATGACCGCCAGTAGTGGCCAATAGGACATGACCACCGCGCGGAACTTCACGTACGTCTCAATGAAGAGAGCCAATAACCAAGAACAACCAGCGCCAAAGGCGTACCCGACCCTCCATAGTGCATGCACTCCAGTTTCAAGAGCACTGCGGCACGCGGCGGTCACATCCATAAGGATGCGGCTTACCAGCATACTCGCTAGCTCAGAGGTCGTAAGAGGCACGTTCCACACGAGGGGGGGTTCGTTGATAGGGCACCAGCCATTAAGGCTTTTCGGCACACACTCCACAGGGGTTTGAGTTCCGTTGCGCATCCCTCGGGCCGGGCAAACGGGTTTAGCCATTGCCGGCATTGAGAGACACTGCAACACGAGAATAGTTAAGAAAATCAGCTTGATGGCCTTAGTGTTGGCCTTAGCGAGGCTCTGCATAGCAGCCGGTGACCACCCAGCGGCGAATACTAGCCCGAGCAGTCGAATGATAACTTGGCACAGGAAAAGGCGGCCAGCAGACAATCTAATGGTGCTAGTCACCCGGAAGGCCTTGTACACACTGCGTGCAGGAGTTTGGTCATCGCCGGGGCGGACATGGTCCGCAAGCGTGGCTCGGAAGGTGGTAACAGGGCTAGAACGCCCAAGCCACCCGGATTCCACGTGGACATCGAGTTGGGGATACACAGTCCCATCAGCTTCAAAGGCAGAAGAGGAAGGCACCTGGGTGACGCCAGCAGGCGGTTGCTCGCCGTTGTACACAGCGACAGTGGCCAGATGGGTCTTCGCAGGAATGCTCATGACATCTCCGCGCAAGAAGTTAGAACGATCAACCCAAACCGCAGGCGCGCTCATTGTGCAGAGCGCGGCCGCAGCCCAGGC